TTCTTTTTTTTACCAAACCAATTCATAGCATACCTTTATCGAATATTTACTGTAAACGACCTTTGATTTCATATAGGACGAGCTTTAGAGAATTTAATGCTTCAGTAAGCGTTAAATTTCCTTTATGATAATCATCTATGATGCCATCAATTCTTTTATCTTTCTTCTCTATTTCTTTGAGAAGTTTTTTTCTTTCTTCGAGAAGATGCCAAATAATCAAACCCATAATTACTGGAATTATTTGAGTACCACTCTTTCCGTTAGTTATCAGATTGATAATTGTTGCAATAAAACTATCCACGCGCCACCCATTGTTAATTGACCCAAAGTATTTATTGTGGGCAATTGTGGGGTGAAAATAGGTTTTTATTATTAAATGGCGTTATGTATAGTTTTTACCACCAAAATAGTTTGAATATGCATGCATCATGCATATCAGTGAACCTAAAGTTGGTTCCAAGGAATATTACGTCTACCCTATAAGGATGTTTCTCGTATGAAAATCTATTAAATATATGAACTTTGTTGACAACTTGATCATCTATCCAGTCACGCAACTCAATAACATTTATTTTTTTCTCATGAATAGGAATGAGCACGCTCCCCATCTCATCGCAAATGGGCTGAGAGACTTTGATTATCTTGTCGAATGGTGGAATATTTTTATACTTATTGGTACAGAGAACATTAATATCTCTCCAATTACAGGGAATTTCCACACAAGTAGGCATCGATTCCCTCTTAAATCATCGATTAGCCTCTAAAATGCCCTATTCTCTGCCAAACTACAAGTGATTTTTTATCAAAATATGCGAATTATATAAATTTCATATCATTAATAAGTAGAATTAAATCGCTATTTGATCGTTGTAGTAATATTTTATCACCTATGGTAGAAGGAATCCATCCTTCTCCTAGTATTCTTTGTATATATAAAGTAGTTGCGATGTCTTTTATTTCTAAAGAAACTGCTTCATTTATCAATTTATGCTTTTTAAAAACTTCATTTGAATGGCCAATACCAATTATATTCCCCTGCATTGCGCCATCTTGACTATAAATTTTTAAAATATTTGATTCCATAATGGCATTAGTTAATGAACTTTGGCCTAAGAAGTCCATTATCGTTTCTTCTAGTGCATCTTGCTCTTCATCTTCATTTCTCAACTTAGAAAAATGTCTATCTAATATTTTTTTTGAAAATTTAATAAGTTTATTCGAGCCTCTAACCCGCATTTTCCACTTATTTACTTTTACTAATTCTCCTACTTCATCCAATATATCATTTATATTTTTTGAAATTCTAATATCGTTCAATAATTCGACAAACACTAGGTAATACCCATGTTGGTCGGGTGCAGGGGAAATATCGGTGCCTAATAAGGTAGCCGCCGATTTTTGTATAAATCTATTCAAATCGCTTGCCGCATCATTATCATGCACATAAAATCCTATAACTACGGCATCCTCGTCTATTTTGCTTTCGTATTCATCTATTGATATTAATGGTAATACCAGATCAGCTAAATCGCCAGCACGCATTCCTTCAGTAATATTAAGCATTAATTTCTCCTGGTGGATTTTCCTGACCAGTAGAATCAAGATTGTCTTGTTGATCGCTAGTATATGCGGTTTCTTCATCTATTCCGCTATCTTTTGCGTCTTCTACATCTTCAATGTCAACGTCTTCATCGTAGAAGTTCATTTCTTCTGCTGACATTTGCGAAACTAATCTACGAGGAATACTAATCTTAACTAACCATACATGATCTTTTACTGGATCAGCCGATTTTTCTTGTTCTGATGCGGACATTCCTTGATTAGAATTATCATCCAAGTTTTCATTCTCATTGTTTTCAATATCTATGAAGTCACCATTTTGCAATCGAGCTTTCCAATAGTCAACTCGTATGCCATGTTTAAGTAACCGCAGCGCTGCTTTTGGATCAGGCATTTTATCTAATGGATATTTTAATGTAAAATCTAACCAATAGCGGCGAATTATTGGTCCTTCTGATAGTTCACCAAGATACCAATTTTTAAAAACGTATATATCTAAAGAATCTAGCACATCCTCCATTTGGAGTAATATGTCCAGAAGGTGCGGAGAATCTTGAATTTTTTGAATATCGAAAGCCATTACTTTATTTATCATGTTCAATGCAATATAAATTTTTCAATTGACTAACGAGCGATATTTGCATAAGGTATGATTTGGATTTTAAACAAAAGGATAATAATTTTGAAAAAGCTTGTCGATCTAAAAGTTGATATGGCCACACTCCCCAATGGTATAATCGTCGCTACCGCGTATAAGCCGATTAATACCGTTAATGTTACTGTCGCTGTAAATGTGGGTGCTCGTTTTGAAACTGAACGGGAAAATGGCTTGTCGCATTTTCTTGAACATATGGCATTCAAGGGAACAGAAACTCGCGGAACTAAGGATATTGCGGTAGAAATTGAAACGCTTGGTGCTGACATTAATGCTTTTACCAGCCGCTCAATGACTGCATATCATGTAACCGGTCTGAATTCGCACATTATTCCGGCATTAGATATTCTTTCAGATGTTTTGAAACATTCTACGCTTGAACCCGAAGAAATTGTTCGGGAAAAAGAAGTCGTAATTCAAGAAATCCATGAAAGCCAAGACGATATTCAAGATATCGCATACAATGCATTTTCTCGAACTGCCTATCCTAATCAATCAATTGGTCGCCCCATCTTAGGAGAAGCCGATAACGTTAGGTCGTTTGACCAAGCCCTTATCCGAGAGTATATGCAAAAATATTATCATGCTGGTTCAATGATGGTAATTGGTGTTGGTGATATTGATCATGCCGAGTTTGTATCTCTGGCGGCTGAACGTTTTGGTGATCTTCCGAACTTGGGAAATAACACGTTTGATCCTGCGGAATATGTCGGGGGAACAACACTAGTTACAGATGATCGATATGATCAAGCCCATATCCTCCTTGGTTTTCCCGCGCCATCACCATACAGCGATGACTTCCCTCGGTTCAAGCTACTAGCAGATGTCCTTGGTTCAGGAATGTCTTCTCCTCTTTTCCAAGAAGTTAGAGAAAAGCGTGGGATGGCATATTCTATTGGATCAGGCATGATGCGCCAATCTGATCATAGTCTATTGATAGTTCAAAGTGCGACCACGGCAAATCATATCGAAAGCTGTTTAGAAATAACCTGTCAAGAACTTATGAAAATTGCCAATGGAGAAATCCAAGATAGCGATTGGGATCGTGCTAGAAACCAAGTTTTCATGGGACTAGCACATCGTGCTGATAAAGTTTCAGGTATCGCTCCTCTTATTGCTACGGAAATGTTCACAATCAATAAGGTCGTTTCAATTAATGATCTTTATGAACAGTATGCCAATGTAACCAAAGATGACGTAATTCGAGCCGCTAAGGAAGTTATCCTGACTATTCCATCTATCACAATTGCCGGTAATACTGGAGGTGATAGCCTCCGTGATCCTTCTGAGATAGTGAAAGAAATATTATCAGTATAACTGAAAAAGGGGGTGGATTTTTCCACCCCCTTTTATTTTAATAATAAATAAATTATATCGAGCAGCATTATGGAGAAGGTGCGCGTTTAGAGGTAGTGAGGTTCGAATCCTTACCAGATATAAAAAAAGGCGGGAATTTCCCGCCTTTTTCTTATTTTACATTAAGCAGTTTCAAATTCTTCTTTGACAATCTGCTTTGCCCTTAGAAACTTACTGGAGGGCCTTCCTGGGCCCTTGGCGTGACTGGCGAGTATAGCATATGCCCAACGCACACGGGCATCATGGCCCTCTGGTTCGCCAATAATTTCTTTTTCTTTCTTGGTTTGAACCAGAACATCCTTAGACCAAACCCGCAGGTGGGGTTCAAACTTCGGTGGCTCATCCGCCTTATTATATGGGGCAGTTACCATCCATTCACCCTGCCGCCGTAAAGTGAAATATGGACCAGAACTATTCTTAAAAGCCGCCAAAAGCTCATTTTCTTCGGAACCCGAAATGGTGATTTCAAATCCACCACGATCCCGCATAGATAGCTCGACTGATTCAGAACCAAGATTAACTACGGGTCTGAATTGAACACAGCCATCGACTATCTTGATTTCTAGACCACCACACTCAATTCCATCAATAAATTGACGAGTAGCTGGCTTGTTAAACGTAAGTATGAATGTCATGTTTATCGTTCTTGACTTTGGGTACGAATCACCCGTTTCTCGGTTAATTTAGGGTCTATATTAGTTTGCATAAAAATACAACATTTATTTTTCATTTTAATAAAAAAACTCCCGACAACATTTAAGCTATCGGGAGTTTTTCATTTAGAAAAATAATATGATTAGAACGGAATTTCTTCGCTCATATCTCGCTCGATGCGAGTACTCATCATTTCAATTCCACCGGAATTTTCTGACTTCTTATCCAGCATTACCAACTCACCACGGTACTTTTGCATGACAATTTCAGTGGTATATCGTGTATTTCCGGTAGATTCTTCGTTCCACTCTCGTGTTCGAAGAGCACCTTCAAGGTAAACTAGAGCACCTGACTTTAGATATTGTTCAGCAACGCGCACAATATTCTCGTTATAAATTACAACATTGTGCCACTCAGTAGTTTCTTGCCGCTCGCCTGTAACCTTATTCTTCCAAGAATCTGAAGTAGCAATTCTCATATTAGCTACCTTATCACCAGAAGACATAGTGCGAATTACAGGGTTACCGCCCAACCGACCGATTAATGTTACCTTATTGACGTTATTCATTTATTTTTCCTTTGCCTGTTTGTTGTGTTTTATCCACAAACCAACTTTATCAAACCTACCCCCGACATTACAATATTTTTTAAAGCTATGTTGATAAATAAAGTATGCCCGATATTCATCTAGAAGATATTGATCCCAACGAATTGAAAAAGTTCATCACATTTCACGATGAGCTTAATCCAAGAATCTGGAAAGATTCCACATTAATTCCAATGGTCCGTCTCCATTTATTGCAGATCGCACGCGCTTTTTATGATTTCTTGGAATTGCCGAAATTGAAAGTTCTAGATATTATTCTTGGCGGTTCAAATGCATCGTATAATTATACGTCTTTAAGTGACCTAGATGTTCATTTAATTGTCGATTATAATTCAGAACCATGCTCAGAATTAATGGCTAATTTCTTTACAACAAAAAAAAATCTTTGGAATTCTCAGCATAATATAATAGTTGGAAATCAATCAGTTGAATTGTATGTTCAGGACTTAAATGAAAATTTAAATTCAAATGGTATATACTCTATTTTACGTAATAAATGGATAGATACTCCTACCGCAAAAAAACCATCATGGAATGATTCTGCTGTTATCGCTAAAACTAGTTATTATGCTGAAAAAATAGACGATTTGCTAGAAAATAATCCAAATATGAAAGACATTGCTGATCTTTTTGCTGCTATTAAAAAAATGAGAAAATCTGGATTAGAATCTGGTGGAGAGTTTTCTACAGAAAATCTTACTTTCAAATCTCTTAGAAACTTGGGATACATAGAAAAACTATCAAATGCCCGTATGAAGATACAAGACGATAGGCTATCATATTAAATATCTACAATAAATACAAGATGATTGCTTTTTATCCAACATGGCAAACGCCTTCTGGTAATATTACACGTATTATAGAGAATCAGGCAATATCTATTAAATTGAACGCGGTTCACTCTGCGCAATTTATGGGATCGTATTTTAATTCGCCAAATCAAGTTAATTTAGCAGGAAATAATATCGATTTACGTTCGATTAGCAATGTATATGTTAATAATAAATCAGTTTCTTATACTATAGAAGCCGATAACATAGTTTTATCAAATACGGTTGTTTCGAAATCAGATATTATTAGTATCAATACTACAAAACCATTAACATATTCTACTTTATATGATTCGCTCCCTTCTGGTCTGAGTTTATCAAATTCTGGATTAATTTCTGGAACATTAAAATCATCCAAGTCGGTTGTGCCACAAACTTATACGTTTGCGACTAGAATATCCGATGGAATATATGTTAGAGACAGAGAATTCTCTATTATCGTTGATATATCCAACGCGGTTTCATCTCCGCCCAGTTGGGGAAAATTGCCCACTGAAAAAATTAAATCTGGAAATCCACCATTTCCTTATATTCCTATTGGTAGCTCTACCCGCTCAAAGCTTTTTGAGTTTCAATTAGATATATTTGAACCAACCAACCTCCCACCAACTTTTGAAATTCAAAGATTTTTTAATCCGCAATTATCATCGCCATTTAATATGATTCCATCCGGTCTTTCTATAAATTCTTCTGGATTAATAGAAGGCATCGTTGCACCAGATGTTCGGTTCGGTGATTATTATTTTAATATATTAATGAAAGATTTTTTTGGAAATTTAATTACGTCTGGTAATGCAAAAAATGCATTAACGTTTAAAATCACCATAGAGCCGACCAATACGTCCCTACAGCCGTTCCGTCTTATAATTTGGAATACTCCTGCCGGATTTTTAACAAGCCTGTATGAAGGTCAAGCTTTTCCTTTATCAATAAATGCTATTTGTACCACGGGGGAAAGTGTTTCTTATTCACTGGTTAAAAATACACAATTACCTCCAGGCTTAAAATTAAATTCGTCTAACGGTAATATAGAAGGCATCTTATTGCATGCTAGTGATACAAATGTTACCTATGATTTTACAGTTCGAGCAAATGTTTTAAATGTTTTTGAAGATAGAAATTTTTCAATCACCGTCTTATCAAAATACAAATCATCGCAATATTTGGATTTTTATTTTAAAATAAGAATGCTTGATGCCACTTATATGACAAAATATTATTCTGAAATAATACAGACATCTGATTATTTCAGACGAGATGATATAAACTTTGGAATATCAAATTCTAATTCTTTGCAAATTTATCTTATTGGTGGATTAAATGGGTCCGCTGATACGGTAGGTTCTTATATTAGATCATCTCCTACTAATGGACCAATGCGTTTAATTTTGGGAGATCATAAAGTTGCAAACGTAATAATCAATGGAAAAGTTATATATGAAGTCTTATATAGAGAAGTACATGATTCCATGGCTGGAGCGGGAGGGTATATTATTGATAATAATCCAGTTAAAGACCCATTGCTTTATCCAGAATCCGATGCAACTAATCCAGTTTATATAAATCCAAATAGTATTAATAATATACGCAATGAGTTTGCTTTAGGTCTAAAATTTCCATCGGATAATCCAAAGTTTTTGGGTATAAACTCTGCCGAAAACTTACCAATATGGATGTCATGCCCGCAATCAAATAATGATCCCTCAACAGCTATAGGATATATTCCCGCAATCGTTGTAGCATATTTACTGCCTGGAACAGGAAAACAGGTGTTAGATAAGATTGCAGTAAGATACAAGCCAGATGAATCTCCCATTGACCCATCCGATCCAATTCGAAGAGGACATGTTGTATTATTTGATCAATATGAAGTTATATTTGAATCAATTTCTATAAAAACAAGTTTTGATCTGGACTTAACTTCATTTGATAATGGTTTGATATTTGATTATTACCCATACAACGATTCAAAATTATTTAGAATAAAAGATACTATCGATACGGGTAATAATAATGGCTGATACAACGATAGAATTTCTAGAACCATTGGCGGAACAAACTTTTTTAATGTATGTGGGTTCGTATTTTCAAATTATTCCTAACGTTATAATTAATAATCCAGTTGGATCGACCGTTTATAGAATGTTGGGGAGTGATACTGGATTGCCGCCAGGACTTACTATTAATCCTACTACTGTACGGGCACAACGGTAGGAACATACAGGTTTACCGTTCGTATTAGCAATAATGGAGCATCAGCCGATCTTCCGCTTACTGTTACCTTTAAACAATATTAAGATAATCGTTATTATTATAGAGAATTTGGCATTTTTAAATAACCGAGCATCAAATAATATTACTTCCTGATAAATATTGAATAATATGGCGGAAAGGCTCACATGGGCATCGATACTGGTCTAAATTTAAGTTATAATCAAAATTATCCTGTAGCTAATGTGAATCAATCATCTCAGCAGTTTAGGGATAATTTTTCTATTATTAAAACTGCGTTAGAGCGAGTACACTCTGCCACTAATAGTAATCAAAGTACCTTTGATTTAAATGTTAATCAAGGTTCTAATGGAATTATTACTATTGATGTTAATTATAATGGAAATTCTCTTATATTACCGCAAGGAGACCCATCCATATCTTTAACATCGGGTATGATTCGATATAATAGTAGCCTAAATGCTATGCAATTATATGACGGGATTGGATGGAAAAAAATAATAAATCAAGATTCTTCTGGTAATGTTACCTTATCTAATCTTGCTGTAACAAATAGAATTACTACCACTAATCTAACTATAAATTCTGATCCCGCAATTGGTACTGATGCGGTTAGATTGTCATACTTAAATACGGCACTATCAAATATGTCTATAAGTGGCGGACTAGTATCATCTGCTCAACTACAGGCAGAAGCAAATGCACGGGCAGCAAGAGATGCTATATTGCAATCAGAAATAGATTCTATTAATAATACAATTAATAATGCAGGAACAACCTCTGCCTCTATTAATGCGCAGATGTCTAATCTTTCGAATGCTATAGTAGCCGAAACTAATTCTAGAATTTCGGCAGATAATTCACAACTTGGCATGATTAATGCAATTGGTGATCAAGTTAATACAACCAATGGTGGATTAACTAATTTAACATATATTGTAAATCAAGAGATTACAAATAGAACTGATGCCGATGCTTTGCTTGCACAAGACCTTAGCGACTTATCAAATTCTGTTAATAATAGCACCGGTCTTTCTTCTGAGATATCTGCCAGAATCGCGGGAGACCGCGCATTATCTAATTCTATTGCCGATCTAACAACTAGAGTAAATTCAGTAGGAACCTATCTACCAACTAGTGGCGGCACTATGACTGGTGATTTGTCTATTAGTAACGCAAATGTTAGATTTGATTCTGGGCAATATTTGCTATTTAATACTATTCCTAATCTTGTTGGTGGTCGTGATGGTGGATTTATTACTTACGATCAGAACAATTTTTCTTATGCTCGAATGGCTACAGATGTAGCAAACGCAGTCGCCGCCGACATTGCAGCAAATGGTATTGCCAATGCCAATACTCACTGGGAACTATCATGCTTAAGAATTGGAACTACCAATGACCCCGATAATGGCCTCAATAACGATAGTATAGCATTAGAGCCTTCCGCCGACCTGTGGCTTAATCCTGGTTGGTCTGGAGGCGGCATCACAAACGATGGTACAGGAACGCCTGATCTTACAAGAGTTTCCCTTTTGTCAAATGCATCGGTTTATGTTGGTAATTCTACAACATGGACTATCCGAATGGTCCGCGAAAACGGAAACATAATTACCAATGGTGCTATTACTGCCGCAGGCGATATTTCTGGATTATCCGACGCATCTTTGAAAGATAATGTTCGTACTATAGAAGATGCATTAGATAAAATAGATAATCTTCGCGGAGTTCTTTATACAAGAAATGATTTGCAAGGTAATCCAGAACAAATCGGCCTTATTGCACAAGAAGTTAAAGAAACTATTCCACAAGTTGTGCATGAAACAGAAAATGGACTATTATCTGTTTCTTATGGTAACTTAGTTGCGCTTCTTATTGAAGGCATCAAAGACCTTAGAAAAGAAATAGAGGATATTAAGAAGAAGATCAATTAATAAGTACATCAACTCATTCTTCTTTCTATTTCAAATTTTTCTACGCCCAATGCCCTTATTTCCATAGTAGATAATTTTTTTACAGCATTTCGTTGTAATGCGGTAGACCATTCATAATCAGTTACATCTACTTCATATAATGCAGTCTCATAGATTACAAATGAAACTGTATCTGCATCATATTTTGATAAAACGCTTTTATATCTATCCAGAAAAGAAACCAATTCTGATTTGTCTGTATCAAAATCGAAATGAAAAGCGTCCTTTGGGTGTTCAAACATGCGGGGTCGCGATTTTTCTCCTCCTAAAAAGAGAATTACTCCTTTAGAATTCCTAACGGAAATCATATAAAATTGATTTTTTTGTCCGTCTGTTATCATGGCACTTAACTCTACAATAAATAAGGTTATAAGGAGACTTTATATATGGCTATCATGAAAAGTCAAAATTATTTTGTAGGGTTTAGCACTATTGGGGCAAATTTAACAAAAAATTGGACATATTACGATATTGATCTCATTAAACGCGATTTACTGAATCATTTTAATACACATATGGGCGAAAGAGTAATGAGACCTGATTTTGGATGCAAAATATGGGATTATATGATGGAACAATTGACTCCAAACATGAAAGATTTGGTTTTGAAAGAAGCTCTGCGGGTATGCGAATCTGACTCACGGGTTACAGTTAAAAATTCTGAAGTATATACATATGGAAATGGTATTCGAATAGAATTAACGTTATTATATAATCCATATGATGTTGTAGATACGTTCTATGTTGATTTTGATACAAGACAAAATACTAATTTAGGGTTTGAATAAGGAATAATATGTCACAGGCAATACGACAAAGCGATCTGTTTACAGGAAATGATTGGCAAGTTATTTATAGAGCTTTTACCAATATTAATTTTAATGCATCTGACCCTGCTTCTATTAACACAGCATTGCGAGAATACATTAAACGACACTATCCAGAAAACTTTAATGACTGGATTGAGTCTTCTGAATTCGTTGCCATTATCGATCTTATTTCTTGGATTGCCGGAACGCTTGCTTTCAAAACTGATATTAATGCAAGAGAATCTTTTTTGGAAACTGCGCAACAACGAGATAGTATTTTAAGACTTGCTCGTTTTATTTCGTATAATCCTAGTCGTAATCAGTGCGGTCAAGGATTAGTAAAGCTTGTTCGTATCTCAACGAATGATGACGTATATGATGGCTATGGTAATAATCTTAATAGTCAAACTATTTCATGGGATAATCCAGATGATCCGGATTGGTTTGAGCGGTTTATTATTGTTTTAAATAGTGCGTCGATTAGCACAGCACCATTTGGTGTTCCTTTGAAAAATGGCACGGTTGGTGGCGTTAAAACACAATCTTATCGTTTAAATAATACCAATGCGGATGCAAAATTGAACTTCAATTCCATTATTGGTGGAACGCCCATGCCGTTTGAAATAGTAAACTGCGATTTTGATAGTGGCGGCGGAATTTATGAACGTTCTCCTGATTATTATGATGCCTTGAGCTTTCTTTATAGAAACGATGGAAATGGAAATTCCAGCCCTAATACTGGATTTTTTCTTATGTTTAAGCAAGGATTGCTTTCTAACATAGATTTCAATATACCGATTCCAATTGAAAACAATGTTTTGTCAATTCCTAGTACTGGAATTAATAATACAGATGTGTGGGTTCAATCTATTAATGATTCTGGGACTATTCAATATTCTTGGAATAAAGTTCCTGCTATTTTTAGTGAAAATATAACATATAATAATTATGATCCGCAAGTAAGAGCAATATTTTCTGTAATTACTGGAAAAAATGATACGATTAGTATTCGTTTTTCTGATGGTCGATTTGGCGCAGTACCAACTGGAAATATTCGTGTTTGGTATAGAGCATCTAACGGACTATCATATCAAATTCGTCCAACAGATATGAATCTTATAAAAGTAACCGTCCCATATTATAACCGAAGCAACATAAAACGAAATCTTACATTAACTTTCTCCTTACAAGAAAGTTTGTCAAACTCAGTTCCTTCTGAAACAAATGATCAAATTAAAGCGCGTGCTCCATCGGTATATGCTACTCAAAATAGAATGGTATCTGGCCAGGATTATAATATATTTCCTTTACAAAGCACTTCTGCTTTAAAAGTAAAGGCATTAAACAGAGTATATTCTGGGCATTCCAGATTTATTGATTTAAATGATCCTACTGGAAATTATCAAGGTATAAATGTTTTCTCAGACGATGGTATATTTTTTAAAGAAAATTATAAAATTTATTCGGAAGTTCCGACAACCTTTACTTCTGCCGCAAATGACATTATTTCTTTATACTTACAAAAAACTATAAATCGTTCAGAAGTAAAAAACTTTGCAAATGATGTAATATTAAACAAATCCAATATTAGACCATCTGATATAATTTGGAAACGAGCAACTACCGACAATAGTTTTATAACTACTGGATATTTCCCAACATCAAATGATGCTATTGTTCCTGGGGCAATAATTCTATTTTCTTTTGAATCAAATATAAAATGGACTACGGTTGTTAATATTACTGGAAATGCCACCGAAGCACCGCCTGCCGGTTCTCCAGGCCCCGTAGTATTATCAATAGCTATTCCTGATGGTGCAACGATATTAAGAATACTTCCGGCATTTAATACAAACTTTGATAGCAATACTTTTGATATTTTATTGAATAATATAAAATCACCAAAAAAATCTGATATTTGGTATGACTATAGTTCTCAATTATGGATAATTAATCCAGTTTTAGGAAGTAACAATGCGCCTCCAAGACCATCTATGTTTTTGGTAGCTAAACTTATATATAATCATGGGGCTTGGAGTATTGAATCTGAAGGCATTCGATATGTTTTTGAAAGTCTGCGTGATGTTAAATGGTATAATGATGGTAGAAAAACTACCGACCCAAAAACAGGAGAAGTCGTATCCGATTCTATTAAAATATTGAAAATAAATGAAGACTTTAACGATTTTATATATGTCGGAGAATCTAATGTTCAGTCGGGTCGAGGACTAAAATTTGATTATGATTTGCGCGTAGATAGAGTTTATTTGAATAGAGATGGTTCACCCAATCCATTAAGAACTACCGTCATATTATCAGATACGAATTATGATGGATATTCGGACATCCCAGATACCTTCTATAAAGTTGTTCCTTTTTACGGCTCACCTTCTCCTGGAACAATTGTGCCGGAACAATATTTGTTTTGGAAGCATGATGCTACATATGGTGACACCCCATTATTTAATTCGGTATATTTGTATGAAAGATCAGAAGATTTGCAATCGTCTACTCCAGAAAGAGGAACTATTGGATTTCAAATCAATTGCCCAAATCCTTTATTGAAAAATACGTTTTGGGTATATTCCGGTAGTAATTGGTCAGGACCACAAAGACTCGGTACATATAGTTTTGGTATCGGTCGCGGCCCAAATGTAGCAAAAAAATGGTTTGCGCATAATCATGCTGGGATAACTATATCACCTCGTAAGCCAGTATCATTTCAATGGAAACATTATGCATCAAATGATCAACGAATCGATCCAGCTAGAACGAATATAAATGATATATTCATATTAACTTCTGGATATGATTATCTTGTTAGATTATGGATTGCTAATGGTTCTGATCCAAATACAATTCCAACGCCACCAACTGAACTTGAATTAAGATTAGCATTTGAGAAATTTGAAGATTATCGTATGTTCAGTGATCAAATTGTTTGGCGTCCAGCCAGTTATAAATTCTTATTTGGTGTAGGAGCCGCCGATCAAGTTAGAGGCCAATTTAAAGTAATATTATTGCCAAATGCAACGTTAAGTGACGGCGAAGTTTCTTCTGAAGTTATACGAGCGATTAATACGTATTTTAATGCAACATATTGGGATTTTGGAGAAACTTTTTACTTTACTGAATTAGCTGCATTTATTCACCAACAATTATCAAATGTTATTTCTAGCATCGTGTTTGTTCCTACGTTCTCTAATTCAAACTTTGGGGATGGTTTTGAAATTACTTGTAAACCAGATCAGATTTTTATATCTACCGCACAAGTTTCTGATGTTGTAATTATCAAGGCAAATACACCGTCGAACCTTAGAATTAGATAATGTAAAAAAACATTTGAACGAAAAAATGTTGACATGCGTTTTATAATTGGTAGAAATAATATGCCGTTGGAAACATGTGTATTCATGTCACGACTATCTAGACACATGTTTAGATAGCAGGCTGCTACCTTACTGGATGGGTTGGGCCGAAGGTAAGTTGCGAGCAGAGTCGAAAGACCCACGGTAGCACTATGCCTCTAGGAAGAGGCTGTGCGGGCGATCACATAAAAAGACACTATGTCTCATCTTGGTTCATAAACGTGGCTGTCGCGTATCCTATGAGGTCTGGGCGGCACATCATTTCGAATATAAGTTGTTTAATAAAATCGGGGATATTTTGTTTTGAACCTAGTAGATTTCATTCATTTTTTTAATTCTATAATTGAAAAAATAAAAACAGAAAAAGGCCCAACTTATTATTCCTATACAAAATTGAATATTAGGGGCCTGAGTATTGAGGAAGATGGTAGAGAAGTTCTATTACATAATTTTGGTGATGATTGTGATTACATAAACAAAAAAATAAGAGTAGACTCTTTCGTCGGTAAACGAAATAGTATGGCAACCTATAATGATCTAGAATTTTATCACTATTTTATATCTTCCGATGATTGGAAGTTTAAATTAACTTTATGTTCATACTATTTCGGTATACCCAATTTGGAAGAAGAAAAAACTGAAAATATTTTTGGATTTGTAAAAAATGAACGGCATGATATACAATATGTGAAAAGCAACACTCGTGAGTTGGAATTTATTGGAGATTTCAATCAATTTATGATCGATATAACTCTGTTAACATTATATGTGTGAGGAATAAATGACTGATCATTCTGAAGGTTATATGTGTAAAACCGATTTCGAATATGAACTTGGTAATGCTTCTGGTGGAAATGTTAT